GGAGGGTGGCTGAAATAGATAAAACACGTGGTAGTATTACATTACCTGGACCAGAAGAGCTAGCGCAAGATATAGAGCTACCTGAAGAAGAAACACAAAAAGGTCCAATAGAAATTAATGAACTAGAAGACGGTGGTGTTGAAATAGATTTTGATCCAGCAGCAATGGTGGCAGAAGGTGGCGACGATCCACGTGCCAATTTAGCTGACTTACTAGACGAAGATATTTTATCTAGTTTAGCTTCTGATTTACAAAGTGAGTACGAAGATAATAAATCAGCTCGCGACGATTGGGAACAAGCCTACACTAAAGGTTTAGATTTACTTGGTTTTAAATACGAGAACCGAACCGAACCGTTTGCTGGTGCTAGTGGTGCAACCCACCCCGTGCTAGCCGAAGCGGTTACTCAGTTTCAAGCTTTAGCTTACAAAGAATTATTACCCGCAGGTGGTCCAGTTAGAACTAGAGTTGTAGGTAAAGTTGATGATGTCAAACAAGCTCAAGCAGAGCGAGTTAAAGATTTTATGAATTATCAATTAATGTGTGAGATGACTGAGTATGAACCTGAGTTTGATCAAATGTTATTTAATCTACCACTAGCTGGTTCTACTTTTAAAAAAGTTTATTACGACGAAACTAAAGCTCGTTGTGTATCTAAATTTGTACCCGCAGAAGATTTAGTTGTACCTTACACCGCATCTTCATTAGAAGAAGCTGATACTATTATTCATGTTTTAAAAATGTCTGAAAATGATTTACGTAAAAATCAAGTAAGTGGTTTTTATAGTGACATAGATCTAGGTACTCCAAATTATAAAGAGAGCGAAATTCAAGAAAAGAAAAACAGTTTAGAAGGTACCTCTACTACTAATAAAGATGAAATTTATACCTTACTAGAATGTCATGTTGCTTTAGACCTTGACGGGTTTGAAGAAATGGACGAAGAAGGAGAACCAACTGGAATTAAACTACCTTACATTGTAACCATAGAAGAAGGCAGCAATGAAGTCTTAGCTATTCGTAGAAACTTTGATGCAAAAGATCCATTAAAAAAACGTACGGATTATTTTGTACATTTTAAATTTTTACCAGGACTAGGCTTTTACGGCTTTGGTTTAATCCACATGATTGGTGGTTTATCTAGAACGGCTACTGCAGCTTTGAGACAATTACTTGATGCAGGTACACTAGCTAATTTACCAGCAGGATTTAAACAGCGTGGCATCAGAGTACGCGATGAAGCCCAACCATTACAACCAGGTGAGTTTAGAGACGTAGATGCGCCGGGCGGTAGACTTGATGATGCGTTTAAAATATTACCATTCAAAGAACCTTCACAAACACTACTGGCTTTAATGGGCCAAGTAGTACAAGCCGGGCAAAGATTTGCGAGCATCGCTGATATGCAGGTCGGTGACGGCAATCAATCGGCAGCAGTAGGCACAACCGTTGCTTTATTAGAACGTGGCTCTAGAGTTATGTCAGCTATTCATAAACGTTTGTATGCAAGTATGAAACGTGAATTTATGTTGCTATCAGATTGTTTTGGAACTTACCTACCACCTATTTATCCATATGATGTTGTTGGTGGTGAAAGACAAATTAAACAAACAGACTTTGGACCTGAGGTAGATATCATTCCGGTTGCGGATCCTAATATCTTTTCACAAACTCAACGTATTAGTGTGGCACAAACGCAATTACAAATGGCTATGTCTAATCCAGAGATGCATAACTTATATACTGCCTATCATGACATGTACGAAGCTTTAGGCATTAAAGATATTGATCAATTATTACCACCACCACAACAACCACAGCCTGCTGATCCAGGACAAGAGCATATAGCGGCCTTATCAAGCAAACCATTCCAAGCTTTTCCAGGACAAGACCATACTGCGCACATGAAAGCGCATTTAAGCTTTATGGGGACTATGATGGTACGCACTAACCCACAAATATTGGCTTCAGTACAGAAAAACATCATGGAACACATCAGTTTAATGGCTACAGAGCAAGTAACACTTGAATTTAAAGACGAAATAGCACAATTACAGCAACTTTCACAACAAATGGCGCCTATTTTAGAGCAACAACAGCTAAATCCACAAGCAATGCAACAAAACCCACAAGTTATGCAGATGCAACAGCAACAACAGATGTTAAATGAAGCTATGGAGTCAAGAAAGGCTCAATTAGTGGCTGAAACCATGGAAGAGTACGCTGAAGAAGAGAAAAGAGTGCTAAATACCCTTGGAAATGACCCATTATTGCAGTTAAAAGCGGACGAATTACAGCTAAAAGCACGTGAAGAAGCACGTAAAAAAGAGGAAGGTGAAGACAAATTAGCGATGGAAAACTTGAAATTATTGCAAGCAAAAGAGATTTCTGAAGATAAATTGCAACAAGATGATAACCATGCTAAAATGCGGGCTTCGGTTTCTTTAGCTAAAGATGGTATTAAAGAAATGAAAGCAACTATAAAAGGTATTAACTAATGGCATTCACTACCGGTCCCGATTTTTTATCAGGTATACTTGGCGCACAGAACTCAGGTAATGTGTTTGATGGAAATAATACCAATACTGCCACTCGTTATGGTGAACGTATTGGCGATGATGGTTTTTTAAGAAGTGGTCCTTTTACAGCAGATTTTTTAGACAGTGACGGTGATGGTATTGATGATAGACAACAAGCTGGCGCTGGTCAACCACGTGTAGGTTCTAACCCTGATGGTTTTCCTTCTGTTGGTGGCGGTAGTAGCCCACCTCCCCTCGGTGGTGGCTCACCTCCCCTCGGTGGTGGCGAAGGCGACGCCCTTGGTCAGTTTCCAGGTGTACAAGGTCAAAATGATCCGTTACATCCAGCTAATAATCAAAAATATTCTTACGAAACTTATAAAGGAAAAACTTACAGAGTAAATAATTTCACCGGTGAAGTTGAAGAAGCGGATATGCCTTTTGGAACTGCAAGTATGTTTGCCTCTGTTATGGGAGCTATCCCTGGTGTTGAAAATTATAGATTTAATAATGATTTAAATTTAAATACACAAGAAAATCTTATTTCGGCATATAGAAAATTTAATCCATACAAACTATCTTACCCAAGTACCCCTTTTTCCGAAAATAAAAATGAGTTAACTAACGCGTTTAATAATCCGGAAGATTTTTTTAACGATCCGGAAGATAAAAGTCTTATAAACGAAGAGCGTCTTGGCTTTGACTACAAAGACATTTTTAATGATACATCTGGCTTGGATACGGATTTTGGAACAGCTGAGCTAAGAGATATGCTTAGCCCAAATGAAAAACTAAATTTCGAATTAGAAAATTCTTTTGATGCCCTTCTGAACAGAATAAGAAAGGAAGATGCGTTAGAAGATGCGTTAGATGATCTCGACCTAAATTCAAAAGCTTCTAAGGACTATGCTAAACAAGCTAGAGAAGCAAGAAATCAAGAAGCAAGAGACAAAAGAGATAGAGAAGGTGCAACTGATAAAACAACTGGTTTAGATAAGAATAGAGAAGCACAAAAAGCTAAAGATAAAGCACAGAGAGATAAACAAAAAGGTGGAAATCCAAATAAAGGAGAGAAAAATGCTGGTGGCGGTGGTTTCAATTCTGGCGGTAGATAAACACTAGCCAATTACGATAAAAAGTAGTAATATCCAAAAAACTAAACAAGGAGGTCAACATGATCGACATAGTAAAAAATAAAGTTATGGGCATTTGGAATGGTCTAACTGTAAAGAAAAAAATAACTGCAGGCGTAATCATTGCAGTAATCATTGTAGCAATCATATTCTAATATGTGGTTATCACTTTTACCGACAATATTAAAAACTGGTTCAGCTATATTTGCTAACAAGCAAAAAGCTAAGATACTTATGTCTGACGCTGCTTTACTACATGCCAGTAAAATGGCCAGTGGCGAAGTTGAGTATCAGGCATCTGTGCGGCAATCCAATGACCAAGGCTACAAAGACGAGTTTGTTTTAATACTGGTATCAGCACCAGTAATATTATTGATTTGGTCGGTCTTCTCGGGAGATCCGGAAATTCAATTTAAATTAGACATGTTCTTTGACAAATTTGGTAGTCTACCTTTTTGGTATCAATCAATTTTTATCGGAGTCGTAGCTAGTATATACGGACTTAAGACTGCTGATATTATGAAGAAGAAGTGAAGTTCCACGAATATTGGGACAATGAGAATAAACTATTAGAACTTTCATATAAAGAATCTATTAGACAGAAGGAGGAAAGAAGATGCAAGAACAAGACAAGTGTGCCTGTCACACAGAACAAAAAAGACAATCGGGGGAATGTTGTAAACAAGAAAAGCCCAACGCTTTAGATGAGTTTTGGACTAGTTTAGGAGAACCTGATAAATGCAAGAAGCCGATCCAATCAACGTAATTTTTAAATTACAAAAATTCTTAAAAGAAGAAGTAGATAACAACATATCTGTCTTAATAAGTGGTGTTGACAATATGGACACTTATAAGTATATTCTAGCTACGATTCATACAAGTGATCGGATTTTACAGGAAATCTCTAACCTGCTTAACCCCAAGGAGCCCGATGATGACAAAGTCACACGCATTAGAAAATAAGTATAAAAAAGAAAATAAGAAAGCTAAAGAAAAAACTAAGGAAACTAACTTAGACAAATTACCCACACCTACTGGCTGGCGTTTATTAGTAATGCCCTTTGCAGTCAAAGAAGAAACTAAAGGTGGAATTATTATCGCACAAGAAGCATTAAACCGAGCACGAGTATCAACGCAAGTTGGTTACGTTCTTAAAATGGGAGATCTTTGTTATCAAGACAAAGATAGATACCCTACCGGTGCTTGGTGCAAGGAAAAAGATTGGGTGGTGTTTGCACGTTATGCAGGCTCACGCATGGAGATTGATGGTGGAGAGATAAGAATGTTAAACGATGATGAGGTATTAGGAACTATATCAGATCCTGAAGACCTTATTCACGCAATGTAATCCATAGGAGGAATATACTATGCTAGACGAAGAAAAAACAATAGACGTTGGCGAAGCTAACGAACAAGAAACAACAATTGATCTGGATGCACCTGCTGCTCAAGAATCAGTTAAAGAAGAAATACACGTAGAAGAAATACCTGCTGACGAAAAACCAAGTGAAGCCAAAACGGATAAAGAAGAACTTGGTGAATACTCAGATGGTGTTAACAAAAGAATAGCTAAACTTACGCGTAAAATGCGCGAGGCTGAAAGGCAAAAAGAAGAAGCTATTACTTATGCTAAAAATGTAACTGAGGACGCTAACAAATTAAGAACTAGATTTAATAATTTAGATAATAATTTTGCCAAAGAGTTTGAACAAAGAGTTACAGGTAGTACTGAGGCCGCTAAACAAAGATTAGCCGCTTCTATTGCTGCTGGTGATGTTGAAGCACAAGTTGAAGCACAATCAGAAATAGCTACTTTAGCTATGGAAAACACTAGAGTAAAACGTATTAAGCAAGAACAAGAGTATCGAGCTAACGCTCCAGCACCTGTTCAGATGCCACAACAAAGCACGCCACAACCAGCAAGACCCGACCCACAAGCAGATGCTTGGGCGTCAAAAAACTCTTGGTTTGGCTCAGATAATGCTATGACTTACACTGCTTTTGACATACACAAGAAATTAGTAGAAGACGAAGGTTTTGATCCAAATACGACAGATTATTATTCTGAAGTAGATAGAAGAATAAGACTTGAATTTCCGCACAAATTTGATAGTGTAGAGAGATCTACTGATGCACCCGTGCAAAACGTAGCAAGTGCCAAACGTCCAGCCACAAAAGGACGCAGAAAAACCGTGAGGCTCACACCATCACAGGTAGCAATTTCTAAAAGATTAGGTGTGCCACTCGAAGAGTATGCGAAACAATTAGCCGCGAAGGAGGTATAAGCATAATGAATAAAAAACAAACTGAGACTAAAACAGTTAAAACTTCCCGCGTGAGCGAAACTAGGGTCAAAAATGAAAGACCTGCAGTTTGGACTCCACCCTCATCTCTAGATTCACCGCCTGCACCAGACGGGTATCGACATAGATGGATAAGAACTGAAACAATGGGTTTC